CCGAGTGCTTGAAGTCCAGTCGTGCCAGCGCCTCAATAACCGAGGTGTCCACGTATTCACGCGTCGCCAGCACCACGCTGGGATCAATCTTCAACTCAATGTTGCTGGTGCTGCTGACGATCAGGTTGATTCGGATCACCTGTGTCCGGCCCGAACCCTGGGACAGCAGCGGCTTGAACGTGGGCGCGCAGTTGGCCACCGCAACCATGTCGCCATCCGCGTCGTACAACGCCAGTTCACGCACCCACCAACCGCCAACGTTCTCCGGGATGATCTGCTCGGCGATGATGACGCTGGCGTTGGTCGGGTCCACCTTCCCCTGGTTGAGCGGAGCGCGGCGGCGCTCATTGATCAGTTTGGTCTGTGTGCGGCTGGGGATGGGGTCCGTGTCGTTGGCATCCCCCACGCCCATCTGTGCGAAGGTCCAAGACGTACCAAGGGCGGCGGCATTGGCCTGCTTGGCTTCGCCGACAGCGGTGAGGATCGCGAAGAACTGGCTGTTTTGGTCGGTCATGAGTAGATGTCCATCGTGTCGATATGATGTTCGCGGCCACCGAGGCGAAACGCGCCGCTGACGTCAATGTCGCGCTGTGTCGGTGGGTAAACGCTGAGTTCGTCGCCTTCGTACACGCAGGCTCCGATGAATACGGAACCGGTGCTTTCCAGGCTGATTGCCAGGCCAGTCAGGTGCCTGGTGAGGGGCTTGGCGTCATCGATCAGCCACGTCAGCTCCTGATACATCTCTTCGGTGATACCGGTGTCCAGCACTCCAACCTTCAACGCAAAGGTGGCAGGCACGCCTTCCGGCACGGTCTCCCACCACTCCATCACCTCGATCAGATAGCCCAGCGGCTCCACCACGCGTCGCAGTGCGCCGATGGTGCCCTTGTGCGCGTGGATGTAGCGGGATGAGCGAATGGCTGCGCGCTTGGTGGCTTCGGTCCAGTTGCTGTCCCAGCGGTCGACGGAGAAGGCCCAGGCCAGGTAGGGCAGCACGTTCAGCGGGCAGGTGTTCGGGTTGCACAGCTGCCGCAGTGGGATCGGCACGCGTTGAATTTCCGCGAGTGCCTGCGCTGCCTGGCGCTCAAGCGGCGTGGAGTTTCTCGGTAGCAGCTGTTGGGCGCTCATTACTCGGCGCCCCGCGTGATAGTGACGCCAGTGCAGTAGGGCGCCTGTTCTTTGGTGGCGACGATATCGACCCAGTCCTCCAGCACAACCTTGCGTACACCTTCAACGAACAGTGCGGCATGCAGGGCCGATTCCGACACCTCCATCGCCAGGCGTCGACGTTGGCTGACGTATGCCAGCAAGCGTTGTTCAGCGGCGGCAATAATCGGTTCCGACTCGGGGCCGCTGGTCAGCAGGTAAAGCTTGGCTTTGACCTGGTAGCGGAGGATCTGCGCGCTCTGCACAGTCAGGCGGTCACCCACCGGCCGCCGGTCTTCGTCGCTTAGGTAGGTTTTGACGGCGGCGATCAGGTCAGGCGGTGCCGTGCCATCGCCAAGCAGCGATTGAACGGTGACCACTGCAACTGCGGGGGATGGGCTTTCCGCCGTGGCATCGGCAACCCGACCGTCAGCGCCTCGGGCATGGAAAATGTAGCTGTTACGCGGTCCGGCGGTACTCAGCCCTTCCCATGACATTTGCGCACGCTCGCGCAAGCTGTCGTCGCTTTCCATGATCCTTGCGACAGGTGGGACCGCCAGGGGCTTGGCTTCCTGAACTACCAGTCGCTGGACGTTGAAGTTGCCCGCCAGTTGGTCAAGGTCTGGGCCTTTGGCCAGGGCCAGCAGGTTTGCCATCGACGCCTCATTGACCCGCTGACGCCAGATGGTTTCGCGGTAGGCGTTCTCTTGCAGCAGCTTGGTCAGGGGCTCGGATTCCATTTCGAGGCGAGCGGCAATCTGCGGCTGTTCCTCGATCGGCCATAGGCTGATCATGTAGGCCTTGCGCTCGGCGAGGATCAATTCGAAGTCGATCTGCTCGACGATCTGCGGCGCCGGGAGCTGGCTGAGGTCAATCGCGGCAAAGGAGTTCATACACTGCCCCCCAGTTGCAGCGGCAGGCTCATGCTCAACGGCTCGTTGGTGTCGACGATGGTGCCTTCCAGCTCCAGCACGGACTGACCTTGAAGGTTCGCGCCGAGAAACTGCACACGGCTAAGGCTGATGCGGGTTTCCCAGCGCATCACCGCCATGACGGTGCCCGCGTAGACACGCAGACGCGTGGCGTCGTTGAAGGGATGGTCGACCAGCTCGGGCAGCAGGCTGCCGTACTCGCGGCGCATCACTCGGGTGCCGATGCGGGTGGTGAGGATGTCTTCGATACTCTGGCCGATGTGGTCCAGGTCGCTGATGTCGGCGCCGGTTTCTCGGTTCATTCTGGTTTCCCCGTTTTCGCGCCGCCCACCAGCACACCGCCGTGCAGGTGCTTGACCAGGCTGATATTGGCGGCGACCACGTCTTCAGACACGGTCACCAGGCCGACCACGTTCTGGTTGCCGGTTTGGTTGTAATCGCCCTGGTGATTGATCGGGCCGATGATGTTGATGCCGCCCTTGCTGACCAGGCTGGTGGTGCCGCTGCCGGGCAGGATGGCGCTCAGGTGATGATCGACGCTGTCGTACTCGATCACCGCGCCGTCGGCGTAGGTACGACGGTGCAGGCCGGGGCGGTTGCCGTTGGCGGGGATGTGGTCGCTCGGCAGGCCGGTGATGACGACGCCGTTGGCGAGCTGGCCGGAGGGGCTGAACAGGATCACCTGTTCGTCAACGGTGGGCGGGTCCCACTCCCGATCGGCACCGGCGCGCAGGGCGAGCCAGGGTAGCCAGGCGGTGGTCAGTGAACCGGTTTTTACCTGCACGCGCGGGGGCTCCATCTGCACGGCGGCGATGACGCCGAAGCGGATGAGGTTTTCGAGCATGCGGGAGAGGGCGGCGAAGTCGTTCATGGCGCTGATGGTGGCGCCATGAGTTATTTGATGCAGTCATTGGCCTTTGTAAATGAAGCGCGTACAGGTCAAGACAAGTCGGGGCATATGAACTGAAAGATTGTTATTGGTCAATCGTTTTCTTTGATGTTTATTAGTATGTCACTTAGTTGCTTTGATGTGATTTTTAGTTCGTTTAGTATGCTGGATATTCTATTGGTGTGCTGTGTAAAAAGCGTAGTGGAGATTGTGGATAGTGTGTTGATTTTTAATTCTTCTTTAGCGGTATTTTGAATTTTGTCGGTGCACGCCATGTATCCAATATAGTCATTCATTGAGTCTCTTTCGCTCTCTATGTGCGAGTTTAGCAATTCAATGGTGAAGGAAAGCCTAGCAATGCAGTTGATGGCTTCGGTAGATGGAATAAGGCTAATGTGCTCACGTATAAAGATGAAGTCAGGCGGCAATGATAGGCGGCATCTGTACAGTTCTGATAGCGGCAGAGTTACTAAGGAAATATCATCTTTTTGTTGTGATTCATTTGCAAGCGATATTTTTTCATTGAAATCTAATAGCTTTTGTCCTGCTAAGTCATTAAGTTCAGCAGACAAAACTTTTGCCCTTATGATTACCGATCTCTTTAGGTTTTTTTCATCTGACTCGTCTTTCTTTATTCTATCCATAGAACTTGTGGTAGCAGAGTGGTGAGCCATCATTGCGGCAATTAATGCGATGAGGGATGCTACGACTATGTTGTAGTCTGACGGTTTTTGAGACTCCAGCATAAAAAATATTATGCCGATGACTATGGCTAATCCTATAGAAGTTCTTGGGTTGTTCTTGATGGCTCTAAATGGCGCTGTCCATTTATTTCTTTTGCGCATTGTAGGTTCCATATGCGTGTCAGGTGAAATAGTGTTTTCTTTGGGGGCATGTGGTTAGCGATTATAGGCTAATCGGAAAGTGTCAAGTTTGAAAGAACCATGTCGCGGATCAAGTTTAAATCCGTTTCGGTAAACCCCAAAACCTCACGCTGGTCATAACGGATGTCCGGGGCACCGCGCTCTGCCCGATCCTTCAAACCGTACTGGTGAACCCTGGCAATCCGGGCAACCCGCCCGGTGAAGCCCACCGTCACAGCATTGCTATCCCCACGGACTTTCAGATACGACGCTGTACGCAGCTTCTTGAACATCGCCAGCTTCCGCTTAACCCGCCCCTGCTTCCCCCGCAGGTTCCGCTGCTTGCGCGGCGCAAACCTGCTCCCATCCGGGTTCTCCTGTGCCATCACTCGCTTCTGCTGACTGCGACGCAGCTCCTGCCCAATGCTCCGGGCCAGTTTGCTGCGCTCCCCTGGCTCCAGCCTATCCAGCAGCGCCGCCGCCCAGGTCTCCAGCGCCTCCAGGTTATTCGCCATCAGGCACTCTCCACTCACTGGTGTTGCCCTGGGCCCCAGGCTTCCAGCCCGGGTCGAGGTAGCCCACCACGTACTGCGGTTCGTTCGGGTGCTTCACTGTGGTATTGCCCTGGTCATCCTTACCAACAATGACTTTCTCTGTCAGCGCCAGGGTAATGCTGAGGTCCACTTTGTCCTTGTCGAGGATGTCGGCTTCGAACTGAATGCCATTTTTGACCTTGTCCAGGTTCTCCAGCAGCTCGGACTGGTTGACGCTGAGCCAAGCAAGAACGGGCAGGAACACGCTGTCAGGGTGGCCGGTGAACTCGGTGAGGATGATCTGCAGGTCGAAGCTGTATTCAAACGACAGGGTGTGTGCGGCAGTGCAACGGACCTTGCCGTTGTCGATGAATATCAGCAGGCGGTCGGGGTCGTGCCTGAAGTCCGCAACGGTGGCCAGGAGGTGAGCGCGCAGGCTTTCGGGCTTGTTCATGGGGTGGCCTGTTGGTGTTTGTAGACCATGTCGACCTGGGCGGCACAATCGGCCCAGGCAGCTTCGGCTCGGTCCTGGTCGGTGAGTTGGTCGCCGTTACTGCGTGGGCTGGTCGCCGGCAGCACGCACGGTGTTACGGCCGGACAGCCAGTCACGATAAGCGGCGGCGCCGGTGAGGGCGGGGCGCTGGCGCAACCGGCGAGCAGCGTCAGGCAGAGGCTGGTCAGCCCAGTTGCGTAGTTCCTCGTTTTCACGTTTCAGCTCCTCTATGGTTCGTTCGCGCTTCGCCAGGCCCAGGCGCAGCTGGTCCTGCTGGCTGCGCAGGAGGCTTTGAGCATCACGCTCCCGCTTTAGGGTGTCGGTGAGGGTGTTGGCGGTGGCAAGGTTGCGGTCAGCGTCTTCGCGGGCGGTCTTGGCCGCAGCCTTTGCCAGTTCGGTTTTGCCTTCGGCGACTTCGATGCGCGCTTCCTGACCCCAGATCAACAGCGCCAGGGCGCCGAGCAAGGCAATGCCGTACAGAGCCTGGCGTAAGGTGCTCACGCGCGGTACCAGCCAAGTTTGTTCATGCGGGCAGCATCGAGATGCTGGATAGGACCGCGCACGATCACCGCCCTGGCGTTGTTCATCAACTGGATGCATTCGGCCAGCCGCTCCATGTCGGCTTGTTCAGTTGAATCGGGCACTACCAGCAGGTCGCCGTCCTGAACGCGCAATTTCTTCACCGCTTCGAAGTCGATCATGCCGCCACCCCTTGTCCGCATTCGCAGCTGGCGTGCCGTTCGTAGGCGCGCTGTAGCTTGGTGTCGTAGAGATTCCGCAGATAGTCCGGCCCGTTGTAGAGGCGGGCGAACTCTGCCCATTTGCGGGTCTTGAGCGCCTTGTGTAGCGCTGGGTCGGTTTCGATAAATCGCGTGAACGTGTCGAGCTGCTGCGATTCGCCGGCAGTCATCGCCGAGACGAACGCCTGCACGCTGGCATAGCCGAGGCGCTTCCAGTGAAAACCCATGATCTGAAACGCGCCCCAGGAAGCCGACTCCAGGGCAGCGGTGTCGTCGATCAGGCGAGCCATGGCCAGGCGCTGGTGCTCGGCGGTACCGCCGATGTATCCGCCGGGTTTCGGGTTGACCAAGGCCGGGTTGGCGGCGGCGAGCTGATCGGCGTGGCGCTTGAGTTCGGCTGGGTCGTCGCCGGCATGTCGAGCCGTAGCGAGCTGGCGGTACATGATGTGCCGTTCGAACAGGATCACCGGCTTGCCATTGTCGAGGAAGCCCTTGCCTTTGGATTCCACCTCATTGACCGCATAGATGCTTGCCAGCGGGACACCGAGGCGTTCGGCAGCGGCTACCAGGTCGTTGTTGCGCAGCAGCTGGGCGCAGTCGCCACCGGCCAGGCTAGTTTGGGTCTTGGTGCCGGCGATGCCATCGGCAACCAAGCCGACTTTGACCTGGTAGGCGCGGACAGCCGCTTCGGTGGTGTCACCGTAATCACCGTCCGCCACCAGGTTGGCCCCGTGTCTGTTGAGGTTCTTTTGCAGGATCAGCACTGCTTGCGAGCGATCCCCGTGGCGAAGGGTTGTCATAGTTGCTCTACCTTCCGGTTGAAAAACTTCTTGGCCGCTGCACGGGTACCTTCGACGCCCAGCAACCCGATCACCCCACCGAAAAAAGGCGCAGTAGACGTCGGTATGCCGAGCAACGCCAGGCCATGGCTCGCCGCCAGGGCTAGCGTGCCGCACAGCGGTGCCTCGATCAGCATGCGGCGCAGGGTGCCGCCGCCGTACATGATCCGTAGGGCCGCGATGACCAAGGCGAGGACTCCGGCGTAGAGAGTCGGCCAGTTCTGTTCGAGCCAGGCGGCGAGCCAGGCCCAGGTGTCGGGACGTTCAGGCATGCGCTTCATTCCGTTGTCCAGGGTTGGTGGGTTCAAGGGCTTGGTGCTGCGGTGTCAGTCCCATAGATTCACCATCTGCCGTTGGGGCGCGCTGGTTTGGGCTTCGGGCATGTTGACGACCAGGCCTTGCGGCAGGATTGGGCCGTGGTCGGCCAGGCCGGGGTTGGCTTCAAGCACGGCCTCGGTGACGCCTGCGGTACGGCCGTAGTGACGCCAGCAGAGGGCATCAACGGTGTCGTTTTGATTGGCGCGGATGGAGACGGGCATCAGATTAGCTCCACGGTGGTGCGGGTGCGGCCGAGGAAGTCGCGTACCGCCCAGCGCAGGTCCCGGCGGTAATCGTCGATGGTCGGGGCGGTTTCTTCGGCTTTGTCGCTGCCGGTATTGGTCGCGCTGTAATCGCGGTACCGCTCGCAGACTTCAGCGCCGGTACCTGCCTCGATCGCACGGCGGTACAGGTGAACCTTTACCGATACGTCCTTGATGCGATCCCCCGGCACGTCAGCCAAAGTGGCGTGGCCTGCGGCTTGTTGCGCGACGCGCCATTCGCTCAGTTCGTTATTGAGGTTGATCGCCGCGGCGATCACGGCGGTTTCCAGACGGGCCGGAGTGACGCTGGCGTCGATGCGCAGGGTGGCGCGCAAGCCGTCCAGGTCAATCGACGGCCAGAACGGGTCGGTGTTGATATGGCCGCCGGTGACTGGGCCGCTGGCTACAAATGCGCTCATGGAACGGCACTCAAAATAGATCGCCGGTGGTCGGGGCTTCACGTTCAGGAGGAGCGGCCTGGCCGATCCGCCCCGAGCCGGCGGGGTGCGTGGGGACGCTCGGTCAGCTGCCAGTGGCAGCGTGTTTTTTCAGGAGGCGCTCGGCGCCGTCCAAATCTTTTTTGCCGCCGCAACCGTCGTGCAGCTCGATCGCCCGCTTGAGCAGGTCGATACCGGCCTGAATCTGTCCGGGCTGGCCTGGCTCCTCGGCGGTGATGCCATCCAATGTCGCGCGCCCGGTTGCCAGGTACAGCTTGGCGCGGGCCTGGTCGGGCATGTCTTCGGCGTCGGTCAGTTCGACGGTGCGGTGCAAGATGCTCAGGTCGAAACTACCGTTAGCCTTTTGCGCTTTCAGCGCGGCCGTGGCGATTTCTTCCGCCACCAGGCAACCGGTGGTGCGTTCGAAACGATCCGGCATGATCAGCTTGTGCTTGAGCACGTAGTCGGCGATATCCAGGGCGCCGCTGTAGTCCTCGACGTCAACGCGCCAGACCATGACGGTGGTCATGACGTCGTCCTGAGCACCGTTGCCTGCTGCAAGTACTCCCTCGACATACGGGATGTACTCGGGCAACAACTGTGCTTTGAGTGCAGCCTTGCCCTCGTTGGACTGGATGGCTTTCAGGCGCAGGCGGTCTTGCAGCAGCTGATTCAGTTGGTGCTCGTATGCAGTGGCACCGGCCATTGATTGCTGCGGTGCCGTTTTTGCTGCCTCCATGGCCGCGCGTGCGCGGCGCTGGTGGGCTTGGGCGATGCTGAGTGCCATGGGATTAACCCTCGCTGCCTGCTTCTTCGACTGGGGTGATGTTTTCCAGCAGGCAACCCAGGCCGTATTCCTCGACCACATAGGCCTCGTTCGACGATTCGAAGTTGCTGACGCGGTTCCACTCCGGCTCTTCCTTGAGGTAGCGGCGGCGACCGCCGATCTGCCAGTACACCGACAGGTTGGCGAACGTGGTGATGAGGATCGTGCCTTCGGGGATGTACGGCACCTCGTACAGCGGCAGGCCACCGACGCGGCGTTGCGAGATGATGAGGTCGCTGGCCAGGGTGTTGGTTGCGTCCTGGTCCTTGTTGACCAGGGCCAGGAACTTGTCGTGCACCAGTTCGCGACCGGTCAGCACCACCAGGCCAGGGTTGCGGCGATACCAAGGGTCGAGCAACTGGATGGCGTCGTAGACCAGGGCGTCGATGTTCTTGAAGTCTCCGGTTTTGCCAATGGTGATCTTGCCGGCGACGGCACCCTCCTTCAGCACGCGATCGGGTGCGTGGGTGCGGTACTGCTGGAGCCAACCGATGTTGACGTCTTCCAGCAGCGGGTGCGCTGTGCGGTCGGTTTGCTCTGCGGCCGAAACACCGTAGAAACCGATCTGGATGCGGTCGAGCGCCTGACGTTGGGCAATGGCGCTGGACAGGCGGGTTTGGAAGTCCGGGAACTTGGCCCAGGCGTCGAGCTGTTTGTAGCTGACGAAGGTATCGAAGTCGGTCTGCTCGGCCTTGTACTTATCGCTCGACAGAGTGCCGATGCTGCGCGGCTCACGCTTTTTGACGTTGGTGTTGGTACGGCTGGCAACGGTGCCACCCACCCCCAGGCCGACCTTTTCGCCTTCCTGTTCATCGACGCCGATGACGTTGACCTTGGTCAGGAACTCGCTCGACTCCTGAATCTTGGTTTCCAGGCGCTGCTGGATAGTTGGATCGACGCTGAAGGTGGCGGTGGCCGATTCAACGCCGTTGAGCAGTGCGACCTGGCTGAGGTAGCCGGTGAAGAGTTTTCGAGTGTCGTTACGCATGGATGTCTCCGATAGTGAGCTGGGCGGTGTAGGCCGCAGGTCAGAACTCAGCCAGGGCTTGTTTGCCGCCGCCGGTTACCGGTGGGCGCTGGGTTTGGGAATGGTCTTGGGTTTTGCCGAGGGTGGTTTTCAGCTCGACCAGGTCTTTGCTGAGCTGCTCAACCTTGGTGTTCAGTTCGCCGGAGAATTTCTTCTCGGCAGCCAACTGATCGGGCAGATCCTTGACGTGATCGGCAATCGCTTCGACGGCCTGGCCGATTTGCGCGAACTCGGCGTCGTCCTTCGCCTGTTTGCCGCCGAGCAGTGCCTGCACCTTGCTGAAGAGCTGGGCGCCGAGGCTGGGTTTGTCCTCTATTTCCTCAAACTGCAACTCGGTTTCCACCGCCTCGGTGAACATCGATGTCGCGGAATAATGACGGTCTTTGAATGGGCTGGATTCTGGCTTCTGCGCGGAGAAAGACAGTACATCGGTGCCCAGGCTGGCCGGGGAGTCGGTCACCGCCAGGCCGACGATGTAGGCTTCGCCGGTGTCCGAGAAGCTGTCGTCGATTTCGATCGAGGTGTAAATCTTCTGCTTGGCCTTGTTCATGGCGATCAGATCAGGCGTCGGCTCGACCTGGGCGAACAGTGCCAGCTTCTTCTGGCCGTTGATTTCAACTTCTTCGGTCTTGACCGCGAGCACGTCACCGTAGGCCTTGAAAGGGCTGTCGGGCAGCAGGCTGCGGAAATGCTCCAGCCAGATGCGAGCACCATAGGTGGCTGGGTTGAAGTTCTTCGCCGCCTGTTCCAGCCAGCTGCGTTTGATGGTGCGCTTGTCAGAGGTAGCGCCCTCGACGGCGACGCGGAACCAATTACTGCGGAATTTCTTCATGCCGGGAATCCTCAATGCGTTGGGCGCTAAGTGCGTTGCAATGAGGGGCATGGTCGTGACGCGCGCGAGTTGCGGCAACGAGATGGGATTGTAGAGGGCAGGACTACAAGGGGCGGCGCTACTGACTCGCGGGCGCGGGCGGCAGCATCGCGGCCATGACTACGACTGAACTGCTCCCAATCGATCCCCGGCGCCAATCCAAGTTTCTGTATTGGATGGGTTGGCGTATCTGCGAGATTGCCGAGGCTACGGGCGAAAAGGAAAAAACGCTACACAGCTGGAAGGCCCGCGACGAGTGGGACCGGGCGGATAACGTCGAGCGCATCGGCGGGGCGCTGGAAGCGCGTCTAGTGCAGTTGATCCTCAAGGAAGGCAAGAGCGGCGGGGACTTCAAAGAGATCGACCTGCTGCACCGGCAGTTGGAGCGACAGGCCCGCATCCAGCGCTTCCAGGGTGGTGGTACCGAAACAGAACTCAACCCCAACCTCGCCAAGCGCAACGAAGGGCCGAAGAAGAAAACGCCGAAAAACGACATCAGCGAAGACCAGATCGAGCTGTTGCGCGAAGCGTTTATCGATGGATGTTTCGACTACCAGAAAGACTGGCACCGGGCGGGTAATCAGCGCACCCGCGTCATCCTCAAAAGCCGGCAGATCGGCGCAACTTATTACTTTGCCCGCGAGGCGTTCATTGATGCCCTGGAGACCGGGCGCAATCAGATTTTCCTGTCGGCTTCGAAGAACCAGGCCTACTTGTTCCGTGGCTACATCCAAGCGTTTGCCCGCGAGGTCATCGGCGTCGAGCTGACCGGTGATCCCATCGTGCTGCCGAACGGCGCCGAACTGTTTTTTCTCGGTACCAACGCACGTACTGCCCAGGGCTACCACGGCAATTTCTACTTCGACGAATTCTTCTGGACGTTCAAGTTTGAGGAATTGAACAAGGTTGCGTCGGGGATGGCGATGCACAAGAAGTGGCGCAAAACCTACTTCTCGACGCCGTCGACCATGGCGCATGAGGCCTACACATTCTGGACGGGCGAGCGCTTCAACAAGGGCAAACCGGCGGCGCAACACACCAAAGTCGACGTATCCCACGGGGCGCTCCAGCAGGGCAGGTTCTGTGAAGACCGGTTGTGGCGACAGATCGTCACCATCCTCGACGCGGAGCAGGGCGGTTGCGACCTGTTCGACATTGAAGAACTGCGGCGGGAGTACAGCCCCGAGGCCTTCGCAAACCTGCTGATGTGCGAGTTCGTCGACGATGGGGCGAGCATCTTCCCGCTCACGGTGTTGCAGCCGTGCATGGTTGACAGTTGGGTGGAGTGGGCCGAGGACTACAAGCCCTTTGCTATGAGGCCGTTCGGCGACCGCCAGGTGTGGGTGGGGTATGACCCGGCGGAAACCGGCGATTGCTCGGGCCTGGTGGTGGTTGCGCCGCCTCTGGTGCCAGGGGGCAAGTTCCGGGTGCTGGAGCGTCACCAGTTCCGTGGCATGGATTTCGCGGCCCAGGCCAGCGTGATCAAAGCCGTCTGCGACCGCTACTGGGTGACGTACATCGGGATCGATGTCACCGGCCTGGGCAGCGGCGTGGCGCAGCTGGTGCGCCAATTCTTCCCCAATGTCACCACGTTCAGCTATTCGCCTGAGGTCAAGACCCGCCTGGTGCTGAAGGCCTACGACGTGATCCACCGGGGCCGGCTGGAGTTCGACGCCGGCTGGACCGACATGGCGCAGTCATTGATGGCGATCCGCAAGACCATCACCGCAGGCGGTCGCCAGTTCACCTACACCGCCGGCCGCAACGACAACACCGGCCACGCCGACCTGGCGTGGGCGCTCTTTCATGCATTGCACAACGAACCGCTGGAGGGGCAGACCACTGCCAATACCGGGCGGATGGAGATTTTTTGATGTCGAACCGCCGCAGAAATACCAAGCAAGTGGCCCAGGCTTCCACGGTTGCAACGCAGGAGTTCATTCCGCGCAGTGATAGCAAGATGGAGGCGTTCAGCTTCGGCGATCCGTCACCAGTGTTGAGTGGCCGGGAGGTGTTTGATTATCTGGAGTGCTGGTTTAACGGGCGGTGGTACGAGCCGCCGTTGTCGCTGGACGGTCTGGCACGGTCTGTGGGTTCCAGCGTGCACCTTCACTCGGGGCTGATGTTCAAGCGCAATTTGCTGAGCAAAACCTTCATTCCACACCGGCTGCTGTCGCGGGCAGCGTTCGAACAGTTCGCCCTGGACTTCCTATGCCTGGGTAATGGCTATCTGGAAGGACGGCGCTCGATGCTCGGCCCGGTGCGCGAACTGGTACCGCCGCTGGCGAAGTACATGCGCTCGGGCAAGGACGGCCGGCAGTTCATGGTCCAGGGCTGGAAGGAAGAGCATGAATTCGAACCGGGCACCGTTTTTCATCTGCGGGAAGCGGATCTGCACCAGGAGGTGTATGGCCTGCCCGAGTGGATCAGCGCCTTGCAGTCGGCGTTGTTGAATGAATCGGCCACGCTGTTTCGCCGTAAGTATTACGAGAACGGCAGTCATGCCGGCTTCATCCTCTACATGACCGATGCGGCGCAGAACGAAGCGGACGTCGATTCACTGCGCAAGGCGCTCAAGGACTCCAAGGGGCCGGGCAACTTCCGCAACCTGTTTGTGTACTCGCCGAACGGAAAAAAAGACGGGCTACAGATCATTCCGGTCAGCGAAGTGACGGCCAAGGACGAATTCAACTCGATCAAAAACCAGACCCGCGACGACGTGCTGGCCAGCTTGCGCATTCCGCCGCAGTTGATGGGCATTGTGCCGCAGAACGCGGGAGGGTTTGGGTCGATCAGGGAGGCGGCGCAGATCTATGCAGCCAATGAACTGGAGCCGATTCAGGCGCGTATGGCGCAGGTGAATGACTGGCTCGGGGAGGAGGTCGTGCGCTTCAAACCTTATGAAATCCCCGTGGGGGTCTAAAAACCCCCTGCGCAGCAAACGAGGTGACGAACCGGTGCGTCAACACCGGTTCGACGCTGACACACTCGACCAAGTCGTACTCACCACAAATATACCCCTACCGTGCAAGGCGGTTTTTTTTTGTCGATTGTGAGATAACTCTAGAGTTAACGATGCCAAGATTTTTATGCCAAAGGGCATGCGAAGATTTTTCGGGTTGTATACGTTGAGAAGGGGGGGGTATGTTAAATATTGTTGGTGGTGCCGAATATAAAGGTTTTGTACTGCAAAAAACATTTGAGGTTGGTGGGCATATTGTCGTACTGACAGGTAAGAATGGTGCAGGTAAAACTAGATTTCTCGAAAGTATTAAGGAACTATCAACTAAGGTTTTTTATTGTGAGCGAGAGTTGAGTTCCAGCGATATAGTTTTTTTGGCTCAAGCTTCTTTAGTTCCTGCATTTGGGCAAGGGTATAATGATGATGCATATTTGTCTAGGGTCAATGGTACAATAGAACATTTTATTAGAAATAAACAGGATTTTATAGATCCTTACGATGAGAATAAAGCTGTTGCTCGCATGATGAACCGGCAAATGGTGCATGGGCAAAATTCTTTAAGTTATGCCAAGTTGCATGAGTTGTGTCAAATAATATCTAGGAAGCTAAATTTGCCCATTGCTGATTTGAGTGAGGAACATATAAGGCTGAATTTTGATGATCTTCCGGATACGCCTTTTGGAATAAGTGATATTTCCGGGATAAGTAATTCTTATCGGCGGCGCATTAATGAAAACAGTTATAATGAGTGGTTGGCGCAGAAGCATGAAGATGTAGTATTTGTTGCTTCCGATAAAGTAAGCGAACATTTTGGGCCAAAGCCTTGGGATGCAATTAACTCAATATTGGAGGAAGTATTTGACGGTAAATTTATTTTTTCCACTCCTGATGAGAAATCTAGAATTTATGATTATGTTGCACAGTTGAGACTAAAAAACAATGGGCAGCATCTAAGCCCAGATTCGCTTTCGTCAGGCGAGAAGACATTGCTGTGGCTTGTGTTGACGTTGTTCAATACTCAATACGGGAGAACTATATCTTCGGGTGTGCCAAAATTATTACTTATGGATGAGCCGGATGCGTTTTTGCATCCGAAAATGGTTGAAAAGTTATACGCGGTGTTAAACGGTTTTACCGATATATTCGGCGCCTTTGTTTTCATAACTACTCACTCGCCGACAACTGTTGCGTTGGCTCCAGCAGATAGTATCTATGTGGTAGATGAGGTCGGTGCGGTTTTAGTTGATAAGGATTTAGCAATATCCGAGTTGCTTGATGGGGTTGATCAGATTTCTTTGGATCCTGAAAATAGACTTCACGTTTTTGTTGAAAGTTTATATGATGCGAATTTGTTCAGCGCTCTCTATACGCACCTCAGGGGTGTGGATAATGCAATCGACTCTAAGGTTTCCCTAAGTTTCATTCCGTCTGGCGAGAAGGTCCCTCGCAGTCGCATTGTTGATGCTATGCATAGTTTGGTTTCTAAAGACGAGGAGTTGGTGTCAAAAGTAGTGGCAGCAATAAATGGCGTGGGTAGTTGTGCGCACGTTTATGGGGCAGTTGAAAGTTTTGCTGAAGGAAGCAGTAAGTACGTTAGAGGTGTAGTTGATTGGGATCTTCATAATAGGCCTAAGCCAGGCGTGGTGGTTTTTGCCGAGGACTATGCGTATACCACAGAAAATGTTGGGCTAGATCCGATTTCAATCCTATTGTTACTTCATGTGGATCAAAGCGATAAATATCCTATTGTAGATCTTTGTGGGGAATCAGTTCATTGGAGCGAGTGGGTTGAACGCTCGGACCTACTCCAAGTTTCATTAGATCGCTATTTGGAACGTGTAATAAAGTCTCCAAATAATCAAGATGTGGAGATTGAGTATGTGTCTGGAGTTCGGCTTCTGACTGATAGCCGGTATCTTCGTATGAGAGGGGAGCTGGAGGGGCTAGTAATCGCAGCCTATCCTAGTCTAAATTCTTATATAGGGAATGGGGCAAAAAAAGACCTTAAGTATACGGTGGTTACTAAGTCCATGATAACTTTTACGGGAGGGAAGTTTATTCCGGTACAGTTTGTTCGGCTGTTTAAAGACTTGCAGGCATCGCGAGTTAGATAAGTCTGGTAGGTCTACTTGAAGGTGAGAGAAAATATTCGGTTGCAATCTCTGAGAACGAGTAGCGGGCAGCAGCGTAGAGTAGTCGGCACTATGCGGCAGGCCGAATTAAACTGGCGTCCTTATTTCTGACGTTGCCCACGGCGGCGCTGACCTTGAACCATTCAAAGGCCTCGGCCGGTTCGCCCTGGTGCAACACCATTTGCTCGGCACGCTCTTTTGGCGTTGCCGGGTTCAGCCATTCGCGGATAAGGTCCGGTGTCAGTACCACGGGTCTTCGGTCGTGAATGTCAACCATGCCGCCAGCACTGTCTGCGGTGATGATCACAAAGCCGTCATGCTCGCCTGGGCCTTCATCGGCATCTGGTAATTGGCCGATGGCCGCGCAGAAGATCGGCGCGCCGTCCCGCCTGCGGATCAGGTAGGGCTGTTTCTTCGGTCCGCCTTCATCCACCCACTCAAACCAATTGTCGATAGGCGTGATCGCACGGTGCGGCCAGATCGCACGAAAGAATGGGCCGTGGGCGACCTTTTCGACGCGTGCATTGATCGGCGCGGCGCGGTCTTTTGCCCAATGCGGTCGCCACCCCCAGCGAACTGGATCAGCGTGCAGCATTTCGCCTTGCAGGTGCAGCAATGCCACCTGGGTCGTCGGAGCAACGTTGTACCGCTCGATCGGTTGGTCACCCACTGAGTTTGCCAGGGCGTTGGGCATGCTCAGCGCCGCAACGAAGTCATGGATTCCCCTGTACTGCGATAGCCTTCCGCACATAGCCAAGCCCTCCTTCCGTTTGATCTTAGACAATCGTGGTCGGTCGAGGTCTCATCTCGTTGACGATTCGCTTCAGGCCTTCGGCTTCACGCTGACTTACGTTCAGTGACGTCGTCAGGATGTCGATCTGCTTTCGCATCTCAGCCGCTTCGCCGCCTCTCTGACGGAGGTATCCAGCGAACTCGGCGTTCTTCGCCTGGGTAGCCAGCAGCATCTGGCTGATTCCGAAGACATCCTCCCGTGCTTTGCGCAGTTGCAGGTTCAGGTCCTGGATCTCGTTCTCCAGGAGGCGGCAGTGCTGGCGGTACATTTGCAATGGGGTAGGGAGGCCAAGCCAGCCGAGGGTGTCTTCATCATTATTCATGGGGCGAGTCCAATACTGTATGTACAAACAGTAATCGAGGTTTGCCCATGACGCGATTTGAGGCGACGAACTGTAGGGGGGAGGGGGCTTTGGGTCAGAAAAAGTCAGCTGGGATAGATGAAAGTTTGCCCTTCAGCAGCATTAAAACACCCAGTTCAACATAGCATTTGCAGGGTGTCACGGCAAGCCAAAGCGGCTGCGCAGCCCAATAAACACGGGGCTTCAGGGGCTGCGTTGTTTGCACCTAGGGAGCTGCCGACAATGTGGGGAGTTGGCGTGCCACATTTCGGGCTACAGGCGTGCCACATTGGGGCAGTGACGTGCTTCAAACCCGGCGCGCGCCGTCGTCCCCCCACCTCGCCTGCGGGCTAAATGGGTCGTTTTTTCTGCACACCTGCAAACCCCTCAAAACGGCGCTGGCTGAGGGTCGCTTTCCGATTTCCGAACTCGGAAATACCTGCGGAACCCTGCGAAGGTATTTGCTTTTCAATGAGGCCTGTGTGGACGAACAGGCATGCCGATTTGGGAGTCGGCTCGGGAAACGGGTTAGTTTTTTTTGAAGGCAATGCGCTGAACTGGAAGGCCCGTATTTGTTGAGCTTGCTCGCTAACTTTGGAGGGTTAGCTATGGTTAGGAGGAAGGTTATAAACTCGTAATACACTGTTTTTAAAGGGTTTATTATATTTGATATTTAACATCAATAAAGGTTAGGAAATAACCAGACATAACCGAAAAGCTAACCCTGCCGACTACTCGCAAACCCGCAGCAGGAAGGGCTTTCAAGGCCATCAGCAAAAAGCTAACCCTCCTAACCTGTTTCCCGTGGGTCAACATGAAAATTCTAAATGTGCCTAGGGCGGGTATTTACCGTCGCTGTGGTGAAGATTGCACACTTCTCATCCCTGTCACCTTATGCGCACGCACTCTCGCTCTCACTGCGTCAAACGTAGTCGCTTGTGTTGGTTGCCGGGGTTGGAGCGACACACACTAGCGACCAGTGCTACAGCTTGGCAATGCGTATGGGATTAGTGGGCAGGTTAAAATAATCTGAGGAAGAGGGGGGTACAATAAGGGTGCGGGAGTTTTGGGTGCACTGAAGCTTCGTGTTAGGTGTCACGTAGGGGGGGACTTCACCCCAATTACAAAACTTTATTAGAAGCTCTTACCGAGCTTGGAATAGTCAGATTCTAAGTTTTTGTTGATAGTCTATTGGTTTGGCTATTTCAAGAAAAGGCTTCTGGGTAATCAAGAAGCCTTTACATAGTTTTGAGGTTTAGTTGTCCTGCTGGAGTCTCAAATATTCACCTTTGGATTTTAATAATCTCAATTTTTTGTGTAGGCCATAGTGAACAATTAGTTCCATATCTGGGTCAAAGGCGAGAGTGGTGTCCTTGTAGCCGAATAGCCATCTTCTATCTTCTAGATTGCCTATGACTCCGAACTTATAGAGCAGCTCAGCAATGCTTATAGGGTCTTTCGTTTCTGAAGTCAGCCACTTAACTATCGCAGCATTCTTTTCAAGGCTGACGACAAAGTCTTGATAACTAAATTTCCCCTTGCCGATTTTTGTGATTGCCTGAAGCGACTCTTTCCAAACGGGAAGATGACTTTGAATTTCATCCTTGATTTCTTTATAAAGCCAAGTTGAATAGTCATCCTCGGCTTGTTCTATGGTGGAGTATTTAAGGCGGCCCTTTTTTTGAAACTTTGCTGCAATTTTGAGAAACTTAATAATGTCTCTGGGTCGTTCAAAAGTTCTGATTGACATGAATTTCCAAATCGAAGCTACAGATTTAGGAAGATCCTGGTCTGTGTCAACTACTACGCCATGCCAAGCGTCTGTTATCGAGCTGTTCATTGGTACTGATGCGAAAATACGATAATTTACAACGTTTCGTAATGTCATCAGCTTTTCTTCGTCTAACGCCTCGCCACTAGTGAGCTGTGGATCTAATGTCCATCTCAACTGGAGGGTGTAGTCATCAATTTTATTTAAATCGTTATCCTCCAGTACGTCAAAAATATCCGAACGTAGTACGAGTAATGGTTTGTATGTTATTTTTTTATCTTTGAGGAAAATTGCTGATTCCTCTACAGCTCTTATTAGGGCCAGTATCATAAGGTTTAGCCGATCATCTCCGACGCTATAGCCCTCGTCGAGCTCGTCGAAAAATAATCTGAATTCACTATCGCTTTCAATCTTTGCCAATAGCTCAGTTAGCATGTCCACAGCTTTATTGTAGTGAACTCTTACTAGAGTCTGTTCGCTACCGCCATTATTATTCTCAAATGTCAGCCAAGTAGCTTTGACGGAGACCTTGTTTTTGTTCTCATTTAGAATGTTTACAGTTTCTGAGAAGCCGATACCTGAGTCGAAATTGTTAACGCTTAAAAAATTTCTAATTTCTTCGATAAAAACTGAAGGCCTGGCACCGTTATCTTTGAGGATGAGCTTAGATAATTCAACGTAAAGTATAAATAGCCAGGCTGATACGTACTTGGATTTGTCTGCCTTAGATCTGTCCTGCAGAGTTCCAAAGTGTGTTATGGGGAAGTTGCGTAAACTTAGCTGAGAGTAAAAAGCAAGCGCTTCGTTATCCATGTCTCCTTTGATGCGCTCTACTATCGCAGTTTTGCCACTGCCTTTCCGTCCTATTACATACCTGATTTTCCCCGATTGAATATCCGAAAAACCAGATACAGGGAAAAAATAATTTGATAAGTTAAGGTCTCCTTTTGCTTCATCTGATCCCCAGTCCACTTGAGCAAAGTCATATTGCATTGTTTGTCCTTAAATGATCGCTGGTTGTTAGTGGTATTGTTGTGCTTTTATATAGACTTGTTGCAATTGGATATTGTGGTGCGCATTTTATTGGGTAGGTATTTTAATTTTCAATACTTCTTATTTTGGCAATTCCCTGTTTGATAAAACCGGCATTTTCGCCAATGACGTCAAGTGCTCCACGCACATTTTCGCCAACAACTGTCGGCCTCTGCTGTTCTATCCATAAGGTTAATTCCATAATCGCAGCTTCTAAAGCTAACTGATTAATATAAAACCGTTCTAACACGTTGGATAGGGAGTATTCATCATCTGCCAATTTGATGCCCTCTCGCAAAAACTGAAGCTTAGCAGCGCCAGAATCCAGAGGCACAGGCAATTTGTAGTCATCGCGAGAAATTTGCGTCACGTGTTGGTTGTGTAGTGGTACAAAAGTGGTACGCGATATTTTATAAGGCTGTGTAGGCCTTTATTTATGGGGGGTACGCTAATAGTTGATCCAATCCATCATCGGGGCGACGGAGAAGCGGCTGGAGAGTGGGGCGGTTTGTAGGGGCATGGGGGATCTGAGTTAGCGAGGCGAATGTGGCGCAGTTTATCAGGGATGCATCGTGGGTGTCGGGGAGGCGTGTTCCGCGCCATTCACTACTCAACAGCTAATCGACCTGAGCGCTCTACTCGTCAGCCGAGCCCAGGAGCACATCGCGCCTACCGCCAGCACGGCCACAGCCTGACACCCAACCCCGCCGCCTTACCCCAAGGCGGCAACCTGAACCCTCCCTGTCACCCGGCGAAGTTTCATAATTCCCTTCGCCTTTGAGGTCTACGATCGTCCCCAAGAGAGGCCCCCCGCGCCTCCAGTCCACAGGGAACTGAAAACATGATCTCGAACCTTGTCAAAATCGTGATGATTGCTGGCACGTTGCTGTTGGGCGCTTGCTCTTCGGGTTCGTCTGGCGTGAGCAGTGACCCTTGCTTTTCGGGCGGGTGCCAGGCGTTTGGTGACCACAGCCCCAGCAAGGCCGCGAAGATGAATTTTGGCGGCAGTGGGTTGGGGAGTAGTTATGGGGAGTATGGGTCGGGGTTGTTGCATGATGATTGATGGGGTGGTGGGTCAGGCGTTGGTGTGGTGACTGACCCACTGGTATCGGGGGCAAGCCCCCTCCCACATTCGATCTGTGGTGGGGGCAGAATTGTGGGTTTTAGTGCCCGCCCTGCATGCGCCGCGCGACCAGGTAGATACCCAGGCCAACCAGTGCCGTTGCCGCGCCGATATAGCCAGTACTGGTCCACCCATACCCAGCTGTAATCGCCATCCCGCCAAACCACGGCCCCAGCGCATTGGCCAGGTTAAATGCTGCATGGTTGGAGGCTGCTGCCAGGCTCGGTGCCTCATGGGCAATATCCATCAAGCGGATCTGCAACGGTGCGGCCAGCGACACCATGGTGCCCACCAGGCCCATGCTCAGCAGCACGCCCCATAGCGATGAGGCCGCGAAGGGGAAGAACAGCAGCACCGCCATCGACCACACCAGAATCCAGCCCACCGCGCGAAACTGCATGCGATCAAACAGCTTGCCGCCGGCGATGTTGCCGATAATTCCACCGACGCCAAACGCCGCCAGGCCAAATGGAATCCATTGTGGCGAGACTTTGGTCACTTCCAGCATGGTCGGCGCCAGGTAGCTGAATACGCAGAACATCCCGGCAAAACCGATGGCGCCAATCGACAGCGCCATCCACACCTGGGGTTTGGTGAAGGCGCGCAGTTCCTTGCGCGGGTCGCTGCGTTGTTCGTCGTGGCGGTGGGGGACGAATTGCCAGACCAGGGCGATGGTGAGGAGGGCTATCACGCTGACCAAGGCAAATGCAGAACGCCAGCCCAGGTGTTGGCCGAGGAAGGTGGCGATGGGGTTGCC